TGGTGCATTCAGCGCGCAAGAAGGGGAAGACTGACTTTGTCTGGTTTGACAAGGATGGGCAGCTCGAGTACACTCCAGCCTTCAGGGGCATGGTGCACCAAGAGCTGCTCACGATGGCGAACTATGATGGAGAAGAGATTGACCACCGCTTCATCGGCTACTTGAAGGACGAAACCGTCAAACCGAAGAAAATTGAAGCAGTGGCGACCCGACTGACCTACGCGAACTCGATGATCAGTTGTGTTGCTTTTCGCATGCGTTTCGGCGCTGTGCTTTCGGCTTTCAACTCGGTCCGGAGCAAGATTTCTGCTGCCATTGGCTTCAACGTGCAGTCCCACGACATGCAAGTGCTGCTTGACTACCTACGGGAGGTCGGCACCAACTACTACGATGGGGACTACGCGGAATTTGACATCCGGCACCAGAAGCAATTCCAAGACGCTGCGTTTTGGATCCTGGGCGAGCTGTGCAAGGAGTGCGGTGCTACGAGTTCGGAAGTTGCCTACATGGTAGCCCACGAGAGCCAGGCGCCGATGCAGATCGGAGACGTTCTCTTCACTACTGTGGCAAACAACTGCAGCGGTGGATTCTGGACGACAATTTTGAACTGCATCGTGAATGAGTTGTACTTCCGATGGTGTTTCCTTCAGGAGCATCCCGACAAGATCTTCGATGATCACGTGCGGTTGAAGCTCTTGGGTGACGACAATGTTAGTTCGTTCTCTGGTGCTGGTCTGATCACTCCCATTCGCTTGAAAGAGTTGATGGCGCAGATTGGACAGCAGTTCACGCCGGCAGACAAGGAGGCTGTGATGGGAACTGAGTTCAAGAAGCTTGAGGAGCTGTCGTTCTTGGGCTGCAGGCCGCGGATCATGCATGGGTTGTATACTGGTGCGATGCGAAAGAGTACCTTGTGGGAGACTTTGCATTGGACACGGGATTTCGATCTGTCGCTTGACCAGGTGGTGCGGCAAATGATTGACATGGCGTCGCAGTGGGATGAGGAGTTCTTTAATTACTACGTCTCGACTTTGAAGGAGGCTTACAGCAAGGCTGGACGTGTGTGGCATTCGTGCCCTAGCTACCATGAGCTGTCGCGAGCTCAGGCGAAGCGGAATGTCTTCAAGGAGGCTACGTACGTCTCGGAGGGAGCTGTGAAGCCTACTGAAGGGGGTGAAGCGAGCGTGGCTGGTTTGACGACGATTGCTACCGAAAATTTGGTGCCTACGGCGCCTTTTTACGGAGGCGATCAAGTTGCTCTGGCTTCGCAGTCCATCAATGAGGAGGCGATGCACTTGGACTATGGTCTGACGAGCTTGATGAAGCGCGACACTGTTGCGTGGACGTCGG